CATGAAAACATATATCCGGGAAACCAATTACAACCACCCAAACGAGCCCTCCACCCAAGACGAGGCCAGCTAATGCAAGTCGCCTACGCTTTTCACTGGGATACCCTCGGCTGGACATGGACCGTCCTCCTGGACGGCTACGTCATGGCGACCAACACCACCAACGCACTGGCAGAAGCCAAACGGCAAGCCTTGGCGGCCATCGAAGATCTGGGTGGCGACCCCCAGGCGATGTCGCCCGTCCCCAGCCCCCTGGTGCCGGGCCGGAACTAGGCCGTCCGTTACACACGTGCGCCCGTCGCGTTACAGCGGCGGGCGCACCGCTGCTGATAGGCGGCAGGTGGCAAGAAAACGGCACGACGGGGCACGTGTGGGCAAGAAAACAGCCTGGTGTGCCATGCTTGCGGTAGATTACGGCGTGTGATAGGATGGCGGTGGCCTCTCCTGGGGCACGCACCAACGATGTGGAACGGTGCTGGACGGGCGGCGGGGCCAATCGGGGGTCCCGCCCCCCGTTCGGCCCAAAGAACCGGATATCCCCCCAGGCACAGAGGATCCCCTACGAACAAACCAATGCTAGCGGTGCTAGCGGCGTGCTAGCAGACATATGCTAGCGATGGCTACCACGGGTGCGAACACCTGTATTACACAGAGACGGCGTTCCCGACGTAAGGTATGACCAGAACGGACACCACACGGATAGTCACTGGCTGACTGCACGTAAACCATAGCTAGCATGCTAGCGACACCCGCGCGCGCGCGCGCGCGCGTGGGAACCCTGCTAGCATTGAAGCGGGGGCTAATGCCGGCGTAACACCTGGAGCACACGTGGAAATCTAGGTGGACGTCGGGAACGGCGCGCGATGGATATGCAGTTATGCATGCGGGCTCCCAGCCTGCTCCCACTAATCCTTGCCCGATGCTAGCACTGGGTACAACCGAAAGAACAGAGGTCAGAGGGCACCCGGCCCGTCGGGAACGGCGCGGAGTTGAAGTGCGATGCAAATTACATAGCCACTTGCAAATGCTAGCAATGGCTCCCAAGCGCGATAACCACCAGCCAGAACAGGCTGTCTGGCAGAGGGGCCACGAAACATCCCGACCACGACCCCAAGAATATCCCGTCCGTCATACATACGTCTTGTGTCCGTGCCCCCGCGCTTGCATTGGTGATATCGTCCGTGGTATGTTGGTTTATTGAGGAGGTTCGACAAGCGTCATGGATAATCCTACCAAGAAGCGCGGCAGTGGCAAAACCACCCTGAAGAAAGAAGACTATATCCGCGCGATCTTGGAGTGCAAAGGCAACGTGACGGCGGTCTCGGAGCGGCTCAGGCGCGACCGCCAGCAGGTGTACAACATGATAAACAAGCACCCCGAGGTGAAGGCCGCCTTGGATGAGGTGCGCGAGAGACAGCTGGACAACGCGGAGTCGAAGCTCCACGACTTGATCAACGAGCATCACCCGACCGCGATCATCTTCTACCTAAAGACGATCGGGCGTAATCGTGGCTACCAGGACAGGCAAGAGATCGACGGGACGATGAAGTTGGTGGTGGTGGACGAAACCGAGGACGCTTGATGCACGAGGTACGTATCGTCGTACCGAGACTCCACGAGGCGCAGAAGCAGGTCAACCGGGAGGCAAAGCGGTACAACATCCTCGCCTGCGGCCGTCGTTGGGGCAAAACCAAGAAGGGCACGAGGCGTCTAATCAAGGTCGCCCTGCAAGGATGGCCCGTCGCCTGGGGCGCTCCGAACTACAAGTACTTCGAGGAGATATGGCGGGAGGTCGAGTGGCGCTTGCGCCCGGCCCTCAGCCCACGAGATATCAACAAAACTGAACGGCAGATTAGGCTTCCTACTGGTGGCTTGATCGACTTCTGGACGATGGACGGGGACGGGCCTGCGCGGGGGCGCAAGTATAAAGAGTTCCACCTCGACGAGGCCGCTTTCATTCGCGATTTGATCGACAAGTGGCAGCGGGCGATCAGGCCAACCTTGACCGACCTGGCTGGAGGTGCCTGGTTTTACTCCACCCCGGACGGCATGAACGACTTTTACGACCTCTGGCAGGCGGCCGAGAACGACCCCGAATGGGCGCAGTGGCAACGCCCAAGCAGCGAGAACCCGTACCTGCCGCCCGAGGAGATCGAGGCGGCCAAACGGGAGCTGCCAAGTATAGTCTTCGCGCAAGAGTACGAGGCGCAGTTCGTCTCGGCGTCGGGCGGTAGGGTCAAGCGGTCGTGGCTCAAGTACGGCCGGCCGGCGGAGCCGCTTCCAACCTATATGGGTGCCGACCTCGCGATTTCGACCAGCGACGGCGCGGACTACACGGCGGTGGTCGTGGTCGCCAAAGACAACGAGGGGCGGGTTTTCGTCCTCGACGCACAGCGGATCCGTGAGCCGTTCCACGGCGTGATGCAGTTCATCGAGGCGATGGCGGCCAAGTGGAAACCCTCGTTGATCTTGGTCGAGGACGTGGCGTACCAGGCGGCCGTCATGATCGAGCTTTTGCGCAACACCAGCCTGCCTGTTCGAGGTGTCAACCCCAGGCATTGGGGGCGGAAGAGCGACAAGGCGTCCCGGTTCTTGGCGCTTGAGGCCCGGTACGAGCAGGGCTTGGTTTACCACGACCCTGAGCTACCGCGCAGCTTCGAAAACGAAATACTTAGTTTTCCGGTCGGGGACCACGACGACCAGGTAGACGCTTTGGTGTATGCCTACGAGGCGATGTCTGGGGCAAGTGACGGAGAGTTGTCTACCATGTTAGGATGGTGAGGCGATGCTGTACTACGATGTCTATGACCAGCTTATGCAAGGCCTCGTTACGGCGTCGCTGCTGTCCGACGTGCGGCGCAGGGCTCAGGAGCAAGCGCTCGCCTGGGACATGGCGGCGGGCAATTACATGCCGTTCCCGGGCGAGATTAGTCCGGTCCCCAAGGCTGAGGAGGCCGTTCAGGCATATTGGCGCTTGCTAAGGTTGGTTGAGCCGATCGGCCCCCAAATCTTGCGCACCAGGCTTTGGGGCATCGGCAACGTCCAGTGGGGCGACCCCGACCAGGGCGGCGCGGGCGACAGGGAGAAAGACAGGGCAGACACGGCTGAGATCGACGCGATGCTGGAGGACGTGGACCTCATGACGTTGACCCGGCGCTGCTTTGAGCAGGCGTTTACGGGTGGCATCACGGCGGTCTGGGCGCGAATGGACGAGGACAAGAATAAGCCGGTGCTCACCCGGCTCGGCGGTTATCTGCAGCCGTTGACCGATCCGGACAACGTAGACAGCATCGACGCGTTGTTGCAGGCGTGGCAGCCCGACGGTGCCACCAAGGGCGACACCTGGACGGTGCGGGTCTACGACTATGTGGCCATGGAGCTGCGCATCCATGAGCGGGTGCGGGATCCCAGCAGGGCGATCGGTCTTAGGCCCACCGATGTGCGCCCGCTTGACACGGTGCCGCACGTCATGATCGCCTACCTTGACGCGGCGGGTTTGCCAGTCGGCGAGATGGTCCAGGGTATGCATCTCGTTCGGCAAAACATCGCCATCCAACTCCGCATCCAGCGGGTCGCCGAAATGTATGGTTTCCCGGTGCCGGTGGTCAAGGACTTGGCCAACGTGCCGCGCGACTTCGGCCCTGGTAAGGTCGTCCAGGTCGGGGCCAACGGGAGCTTCGATTATGCGTTTCCTCCTGGTCTCGACGAGCTGATACAGCACTACCAGTCCAACATCGAGCGTATCAGGGACAATTTCGCCTTGCCGGGCGGTGCCCTCGGCGGCCAGACGCCCTCGGGCGAGGCACTCAAGGAGGCGAACGCCCGGTATGCGCAGGTCAACAGGTATTATGCCGACGGCCTGGGTTCGATGCTTACCCGCGCGGTGTCCGATCTTGCGCGGCTCCGGGGCATCCAGCCGGTCGAGGTGTCGGTCAGCTCGAGCGACCCCAACAGGCAACAAGAGGTGATCTCGCTGGTCAAGGACCTGTACAACGCGGGGGTCATTCATCTTAGCGCGGCGGCCCGGGCGGTCCAAGAGTTTATCCCGTCGTGGAGCGACGAGGACCTGGACGAATGGATCGACAGCCAGAGTTCGTCTGGTAGCGCGGCCCGTATCCGGCAGTTGTTAGGTGGCAACCTTGGCGTGACGGGCGGCGGCAGCGGTGGTACTGGGCAAACTGGGTGAATATCTCGACAAGCTGATCGCGAAGGCGCAAGAGACCGGGCAGCGTGAGGTCGCGAACCGCCTGCAGGCGATGGTGGACGATGGCGATTTGGTGATCCTCAAGCGTTGGGTGATTGCCAACCATTATGACGCGCAGTTGTTGACCTGGGGGCTTCACAGCAATTGGCTTGGGATCCCGATGGCTCCTGGTTTCGGCGATGACGAGGTGCTGGCCCGTAATAGCGTGCGTTTCGCGAACGATGTGGAGTCCAGGGTGAAGGCGGTCTTCGGGTCCGGCGAGGGTTCGCCCGTCTCACCTAAAGTGTACGTCAACATGGTGTCTGACGTTATGACCAGGCATGGCTACACCAGCGGGGCGCGGCAGGCCGGCCGGGCCGGCCGGGCCAAACAGAAGACGTGGGTCCGGGCTTATCCCGCGCGGAACCCGCGCGATTGGCACGACGAGCTGATCGGCACGACAATCAAGGTGACCGAGTTTTTCTTCCTGCCGGGCGGCCCCAACGCCGGCGCGTTGGTGGAGGCCCCGCACGACTGGGATCACTTGGGAGACCCGGCGGAGTGGATAAACTGTGGGCACGCCTGTGTTTACCGTTGACCTGTTAGCGCCGGCGCTCCAGTTTCACCTCGGTGTCCTTGCGTGGTAGACTGACCCCAAGAGACTAAGCCAGCCCGGCCCGGCGTCGGGTAGACCCAGGAGGTCACGATGGCAGGAGAAGCGGAAAACACCGGAACCCCCCCGACCGAACCGGCGGGCACCCCGGCGGGCAGCGCTGGTATGGAGCAGGGGCACGGCGACGGTGGCACCCCCTCGGCTGAAGCGGCCCAGGACAAGCAGGACGGCGCGGTGTCGGTTGAAGAGCTGATGCAGACCGTTCAGCGCTTGACGAGCGAGGTCAAGGACCTTCGCAAGGAGGCGGCGACCTATCGCACACGGGCCAGGGAGGCCGAGCAGGAGGTGGGCAAGGCGAGGACCGCAGAGGAACGACTTGCTGCACTTGAAAAGGACCTTGCAGACCAGAAGGCCAAGGCGGTCCAGGCGAACGCCAAGGCCAACCTGATGCAGTATGTCGGTAACGATCCGGTTCGCGTCACCGCTGCTCTTCGCGTCGCAGAAGGCGAAGGTCTTATTGGCGAGGACGGTTCGATCGACGGCGCTGCTTTCCTGGAACAGTTCCCGATCTTCAAGCCGTCCACCACCCCAAGTTCGCCGCTCCAGCCTGGGGGCGGCAACCCGCCCCGGCAGCGTGCCGAGCCCCTGTCCGATATCAAGAGTATGACTCACGAGCAGTACGAGGAATGGCGTCGGAACGGCGGTATGGCCAAGCTGCAACGGGGCGAGCTTTCTGAACAGTGAGGGAGATAAATCGTGCCCATTGATACCGTTACCGCCGGCACCGCTGGAACCAACTGGGTGCCGACGATTTGGGCGCGGGAGATTCTTCGCCAGCTGCGCAATAACATCGTGCTGGCCCCGAGGATCAACCGCGATTACGACGCACAGGTCGCGCAACGAGGCAACACCATCAACATTCCTCTGCCGTTCTCGTTGACGGCCCGGGATGCGCCGCTGGCCACCACCACGGCGAACTACATCACGCCCACCACGACCTCCGTCACGCTGAACAAGTTCAAGACGGTGGATTTCTTCGTGGAGGACGTGGGCGCGGCGCAAGCCTCCCCCGCGATCATGCAGCAGGCGGTCGAGGCGGCCGGGATCGCTCTGGCCGAGGTGGTGGAGAACGACATCTGGGCGCTTTACACCAACTTCGCCACCGGCGCGGTCGGCACGGCTGGGACCAACATCACGGCGGCGGTCATTCGCGCGGCCCGTAAGGTCATGATCGAT